GTTACCATACGAGGGTAATCGGGCATTCGAACGAAAATTCATGGAGTTGAAGTATAAATTGGGAAATTTTTCCACTAAGCGGTCCCATCGAGAGGTGGTTGATTCGTACCGCGGTCGAAAACGCAGTTTATATGCCAACGCTATGTCCTCCCTAGAGGTTAAACCTCTCGTTCGAGCTGACGGGTATAGCAAACTTTTTATGAAATTCGAGAAAATCGATACATCGAAAATACCCCGATGCATACAACCACGAAGTACTAGGTACCATTTAGAATTAGCATCGTTTTTAAAACACGAAGAGTCGCACGTTTATCGAGCATTTCAACATATATTTGGCTACGATGTGGTAGCAAAACATAAGAATATATACGAAGTAGCTAACATGTTTGTTGAAGCTAAAGAACATTTTGTTGATCCAGTTTATTTTGGTATAGACGCAGCAAAGTTTGATATGCATGTTACAGAAAAAGTGCTCAGATTAGAACACTCAGTTTACTTACATATGTATAAGAATGATCCATTATTGAGCCGTCTTCTAGATTGGCAAATAGATAATGTGGGTAACGGAGTAGTTAGCGACGGAAGCTTACATTTTAAGATTAAAGGAACAAGATTTTCAGGAGATATTAATACAAGTTTAGGGAATGTCATGATCATGGTTAATTTAATTAGCAGCTATTTTGATAATCAGAAAATTGATTACAGGTTAATTAACAATGGTGATGACGCGTACGTGGTGTGTGAACGTAAAAATGCACATGTTGTTAAGGGGTTTGTACCGCATGCAGTGACATGTGGGTTCAGAATAGAATTGGAAGACCCTGTGTACGAATTAGAACATGTACGTTTTTGCCAGATGGCACCCATTGAATATGAACCGGGCAAGTACGTTATGGTACGTGACCCGAAGAACTTGTTGCAGAAAGATATTATGTCGTTCCATGATCTTAGTAAGAAAACTATTCGTGAAAAATGGATGTACGCTGTTGGTTATGGTGGATTAGCAATGTATGGAAACATACCAGTATTGAGAGATTTTTACAATTACTACCATAAAACGGGAAACCCAAATAGTAATATGTTGTCTGGAGATCGCGAGATTCAAAATTCAGCATATTTTTACTGGGGTAGAGGATTAATACCAGAATACCGACACATACATCCAATTTGCAGATTGTCATACTTTAAAGCTTTTAATGTAACACCGGATGAACAAGTAGCTTGGGAGAAACATTATTCCGAGTTTTCGAGTAAGTATGACATAGAACCTACTGATGAAGAAGGATATGAATTGTTGTAGGTGGCGTGCACGCCACTTACATAGGGTTTTCGCGCGCCTTTGTATGAAATGACGACTTATACAGGAGAAAATATTACAGAGGCGGTGATGAGAAGACCAGACGGTTACGCCGTGGATATGCCCCTTACGGGCTCCACCATACAAGGCATTATTGCACGTACGTCTTCAACAACACCAACACAAACCAGCCACGTGAGGCGTCGTCCTGAACCTATAGAACAGGGCAAACGCGAGCAAACACTGATAGAAGGTGCTATAAGCACAGTGGCTGGAAATTATTGTGGTCCATACTGGAGTGACGGCTTGATACAACCCTCAGTGGTTGGTACTGCGCCTGCTCTAGGAACAACAGATGAGGCATGTAGAATACATGATGCGTGTATAGCATCTAATGAGGATCTGTTGTATTGTGATGAGTTGCTTTTAGAGCAACCTGGTGTGAACCCTATCGTTGGTACAGCTATTGGGATTCAAGCGCTAGCGCGCCGCTTGTATCGCGATATGACTAACACGAACAAATCAAAACGAAATCCTTCACAAGGTAAGACAGCAAATAAGAAGAATGCATTAAGAAGAATTACAAAGAAAATGCAGAACATGGCTTTACGCCAGGATCCGTCAGTTAATATGCAATCAGCACCAGCCGCAACTTCAATGGGTTTAGCTAATATAGTTAACGCCCCTAAGATTTCAGCAATACAGCGGGGAGTGGTTGTAAGGCACTCAGAAATGATTGGATCCGCCTATGTTGGTTCAGGCTCACCCACAGCTTACAACTGTCAGGGATTAACTATAAATGCAGGCAAATTTGCAACATTTCCGTGGCTAGCTGTTATGGCTACCAGTTATGATAGATACAGATTCCGCAAATTGAGCTTTTCGTACGTACCTTTGGTTCCCACCTCCGTTTCTGGACGGGTTGGACTTGGGTATGATTACGATTCTAGCGATGCCACACCAACAACTAGGCAAGACTTCTTCAGTTTAACACGACACTCTGAAGGGGCCGTTTGGGCGCCATGTGCTCTACAGGTACCGGTTGATAGCCAAATACGTTTTACGAATACACATACTACTGTTGATAGTAAGCTTATTGATTTGGGTCAACTTGTCGTTTTAACGGATGCAACTTCAGCAACTGCATCCTCAGCCATTGGTGA